TGGGAACAGCAAACATTAAAGTAGATGGAAGAAATAATGCTGCGTTAAATGTTGGTTTGACTTCTGGAATTTTGTCGGTCGGTGATTCTGCTGGTGCTGCACCTAATCTTGGCAACGTCGCTTCTGTTACTAAGAACTATGCATATCCATATGATTTGAGAACGATTATTAATGCTGTTGATGGTAGCGGATGGGTTACAGGATCAGAAGGGACAGGAAGTGCGGCATCGCCTACTGTTGGAAAGATCACGGGTTCACCACCTGTTGCTCCACCTTGGACGTTTATGTGGAGACCATTAGGCGGCGACGAATTTACCCATCCTAATGGAGAAACAGTACAGATTTCTTTAACGTGGAAAGAACGTAATCAGTAATGTCTACTGTTACGTTCAACTACGGTTCTTGGTGGCAATGGGATCCGAATCAGTTTCCTAATCAGAAAGTTGCGTTTGATGCGATTGAAAAAATCATATATGTAAATGAAGGTGAAACAGAACTTGATGTAAAGATTGACATTTATTCTGCATGGAAAGAGTGGGTGTTGAGCTCTCCAGAGTATCCATTACCTTCTTGGCAAAAAGAAGCAATTAGTGCAATTGGTGGTGAACCATTGAACGATACTTTGAACGTTGGTTCGACGTTCTTCTTGGAAAATGGATGGAGGATACAACCGTTTGCACGTAAAGAACCATATATTCTTACGGTAATCGGCAACATATACACACGAGAAGCGGGTGAAAACCCGTTCTTGTTCGCAGAAGGTGTATCCGTGAACTTGACACGTTCTAACTTGGTCGACCAATTAGTAGCAAGCTCTACTGTTACTGAAGCAGACCAAGCGGCGATTGCTGAAAAAGTTTGGAGAGTAGTTTCGAACGCGAACGGCAATCCAACTTATGGGTCTCTTAACGAGAAACAACTGAAAAAAGGCGAATTTCTCGCTTTAAAATAATGGAGAATAATTATGAGTGAAGTAGAAACAGAGTTAGACGCACAGATGGCAGACGTTCAAATGGACTTGCCCGAGCTAGATCCAAGCGCTCCTATTGTTGATTTGATACAAGCTATCAGCAAAAAAGAATATAACGCTGCTGAAGATTTATTTAAAAGCGCGATTGAAGATAAACTGAGCGTACAGTTAGATCAGGCTCGAGCTAGAATTGCTGGTCAAATGTATAATGATGACGAAATTCAAGCGGCGATCGACGAGGTTGACGATGAAGATGAAGATGAATTAGAGCAAGAATCCGACGAAGAAGTCTAAAAAATTAAGATCTTATAAATATTTGCTATGATAACATATAAACAACTGAAAGAAGCTGTTAAAAAGAAAATGCCTCCTGGAGAGCATGTTTTCAGTAAACGGGTTAACAAAGCAAATGTTATGGTTCACAAAGATAAGAAAGGATTCGTCGTTTACATTGACGGCGAAAAATTAGACACCTATCGATCTCAGCGAGAAGCAGAAAAGATGGGTGTACAATTCGCGAAGGAAATGTAAATGAAGTTAATTGCAGAATACATTGAGCAAGATATCGAGTGTATTGTTGAAGCCAAAGGCAACGGCGAGAAATCATACACCATTGAAGGCGTTTTTGCTCAAGCAGACGCAAAGAATAGAAATGGCCGGATTTATCCTAAACCAATTATGGAAAAAGCGGTCAACAAATATGTTAAAGAACAAGTGTCACAGAAACGAGCCGTTGGTGAATTAAATCACCCTGAAGGGCCGACTGTGAACCTTGACAAAGTTTCGCACCTCATCACAGATCTTCGATTCGAAGGTAATGATGTGGTAGGAAAGGCATCTATATTAGATACTCCTAATGGTAAGATTGTAAAAGGTCTTCTAGACGGGGGAGTCAAGTTAGGTGTTTCAACTCGTGGTATGGGTAGTCTTGAGAATCGTGGCGGCACGATGTTTGTGAAGGATGATTTCATTCTTAACACTGTAGACATTGTACAAGATCCATCAGCACCAGCAGCTTTCGTTAATGGAATTATGGAAGGTGTTGAGTGGGTCTGGAATAATGGCGTCATAGAACCTCAAGTGATTGAAGAAATGGAGACTGAAATTAAAAGAGCTCCGCGTGCTGATCTCTACGAGACTCAGGTTCGTGAGTTTAAAAATTTCCTCTCGTTGCTCAAATCAAAATAGAAAAGGAGTAAACTTTATGTCCGATGACATGAACGTCGAACTTCCTGATGAGGACAACCAAATCGAGGAAGAATTAGACACTAAGAACGCTGAGGCACAATCCGTAGCATCAGTCGATAAGGCAGATGATAGTGTCAAGAAAGCTAAAGCTCGCAAGGGTGATAACACCAAGCAAGAGCCTAGAACTAAAGCAGGTATGCTTAATGCAATGTACGGCAAGTTGTCAGCTATGAAAAAAGCAGACTTACAAGCATCGTACGGTAAAATGATGGGTGAAGAATTTGAGTTAGACGAAGAAGAATCTATTGAGGAAACTCATTACGACTTTTCTGAAGACCTCAATAATCTTGTTGAATCAGAAGCAACCTTGTCTGATGAGTTCAAAGCAAAGACTGCTATCATTTTTGAAACTGCCATTCGTTCCAAGATCGCTGAAGAAGTTGATCGATTGGAAGATGAGTATCAAGAAAAACTCGCAGAAGAGCTTGAGACTACTCAAGCAGATCTGGTTGAGAAAGTTGATAACTACCTCAACTATGTTGTTGAAACTTGGATGAAGGATAACGAACTCGCTATTGAGCAAGGTATTCGTACTGAAATCGCTGAAGGCTTTATGGGCAAACTGAAAGAGTTGTTCGTTGAGTCTTACATCGAAGTTCCTGAGTCTAAAATCGACCTAGTTGACGAACTCGCAAACGAAGTAGATGAGCTCGAAGAAAAGCTCAATGCGTCTACTGAATCTATACTTGAAATGACTGTTCAGTTAGAAGAATACCAGCGCGAATCGGTTATCCGTGAACATGCAGGTGATCTAGCTAATACTGAAGTCGAAAAATTACGATCTCTTGTCTCTTCGTTAGACTTCGAAGATATAGATGAATTCTCTCACAAAGTTAAAACTGTGAAAGAGTCATACTTCAAAAAGGAAAAACTTTCAAGTGAAGTAGACATCGTAGAAGACATGACTGTTGAAGGAGAAGAAACTGTAGAAGTTAGTTCATCTATGGATCGATACCTGACTGCTGTCAAAAACTTTAAATCTTAATACATAAAGGAAACACTTATGCAAACTTATGATAAGTTAGTAGAAAAGTGGGCTCCCATTCTTAATGAAGAGTCTGCTGGTGCTATTCAAGATAACCACCGTCGACAGGTAACTGCTGCGGTTCTAGAAAACCAAGAAAAAGCACTTGCTGAACAAACTCAGCAATTAAACGAATACGGTACTTCTGTAGGCGGCGGTGACGTTGCTAACTGGAATCCTGTATTAATCGCACTTGTACGTCGCGCCATGCCTAACTTGATGGCATATGACGTATGTGGTGTTCAACCTATGTCTGGTCCTACTGGCTTGATCTTCGCTATGAAGAGCAAGTACAAGACGACTCGTGCAACTAACGGCGTTACTTCTGGTGACGAAGCGTTGTTTAGCGAAGCTAAGACTGGATACTCAGGCGACTCAACCGCTACTCAAGGAATCGAGCCTTCTGGTCTTGCTGGTTTGACTGACGCAGTACCTTCTGATTCATCTATTGGTGATTCAGCTGTTGGNCGTCCTGANTTNGGTACTGGTATGACGACTGCTCAAGCTGAATTGTTGGGCGGAGACGGTCAGACTCCTATCGCTGAAATGGGTTTCACTATCGAGAAGTCAACTGTAACTGCAGTTTCTCGTGCGTTGAAAGCTGAATACACCATCGAATTAGCGCAAGACTTGAAAGCGATTCATGGTCTTGACGCTGAAACTGAATTGGCTAACATTCTTTCTACGGAAATTCTTGCGGAAATTAACCGTGAAGTTATCCGTACGATCAATAGTCAAGCTAAGATCGGTGCTACCACTGACAACACTTTGTTGAACGGTGTATTTAACCTTGCTACTGATGCAGATGGCCGTTGGTCAGCTGAGAAATTCAAGGGTCTTGTAATCCAGCTCGAGCGTGAAGCGAACCAAATCGCCAAAGACACTCGTCGCGGTAAAGGTAATGTAGTAATCTGTTCTTCAGATGTTGCTACTGCACTTTCTGCTGCTGGCATGTTAGACTACTCACCTGCTTTGGCTACTAGCCTCCAGGTCGACGACACGGGCAACACTTTCGCAGGTGTATTGAACGGTCGTACTCGAGTCTACATTGACCCATATGCAACGTCAGACTACGTAACAGTTGGTTACAAGGGTACTAACCCTTATGACGCTGGCGTATTCTACTGCCCTTACGTTCCTCTCCAGATGTTCCGCGCTGTTGCCGAAGACACCTTCCAGCCTAAGATTGGCTTTAAGACTCGTTACGGCATGGTCTCCAATCCTTTTGTTGGCGCACCTAGTGCTCCTGCAAACGGTTTGGCTACGTCTAAGTCGAACCAATACTACAGAATTTTCCGAGTTGACAATATCCTCGGTTAATAGTAGTCATAAAAATAAGAACCGTTTAAACGGTCATTTTATAACCCCGCTTCGGCGGGGTTTTTTTTGCTCCTAAATAATTATTATGCCAGACTTAACAGACAATTTAAACTATCTTCAGCCAACTGGGTTTCGTGTTCTTATCGACAGAGAGAACTATCCAAACCTAGAATACTTTGCGCAATCAGTTTCCCATCCTTCTATGGAGCTCAACCCAGTTGAAGCACCATTCAAGAGATTGAACCTCGCGTTTGCAGGAGACAAGATTTCACATAATCCTGTTTCTATCATTTTTATGATGGACGAGGATATGACTGCTTATATCGAAATGTACCAGTGGATGGAGCGTTTGGTTAATAACCCTCAGTCTAATGCTAGTAGTAGGTTTACGNCTAACAACACTGAAATACCTACATTCAGCGACATTACTGTGACTGTTTTATCTTCGCATAATAATAGTAATAAAATTATTAAGTACAAAAACTGTATACCAATCTCTCTCGGTGATGTTGAATTCACTGCAGTAAGTGATGGCCAATATTTAACCTTTCCTGGAACCTTTCGATTTGATTACTTTGAAGTGACATAGTAGAATAGATCTACTAACATTTTGGAATACTGCATTATGAATTTAGAACAAGTCTTAGAAGAATGGAAAGACGATTGTCGTATAGACCCTACGGCGATTGACGAATCTTCCCGAGTAACTCCAGAACTGCACGCCAAATATCTTGGTATGTTATCACAAGCCAAACTGAAGCTCAAACAACTTGAGTTCAAACAAAAAGATTTAATGAAATTAAAATGGCTTTGGTATAACGGAAAAATGTCACAAGACGAAATCATTGAACTTGGCTGGAATCCTGATCCATTTGACGGTCTTAAGATTCTTAAAGGTGATATGGAACGCTATGTCGAAGCAGATCCTGAGTTAGTAGAGAGCGAGGCGAAAATAGAGTACATTAAGACTTTAATAGATACATTGAAAGAGATTGTGCAAAACCTTAATTGGCGTCATCAAACCATTAAGAACATAATCGAATATAAGAAATTTGAAGCAGGGTTCTAATGGAAACGATTGAGCTTACTCTGAAAGATCATAGTATGATTCGTGTTAACTGCTCCAGTGGTTGTGCTGCTGAGCTTTCAGAAAGATTCTCGTTTTTTGTTCCTGGATATAAGTTCATGCAGCCTTATAAACGCAAAGTTTGGGACGGTAAGATACGTTTGTTTAATAGAATGAACGGTGAAATCAACGCTGGGTTGTTTAACAAAATAAAAGATTTTGCTGGCCAACGCGGATATGGTATTCGTTTAAAACGTTCAGAATATGGATTACCAAACGAAAAAAATGAGGTCAGTCACCTCAATATGTTAAAATGGATTGCAACTTTAGGAGCTCCATTCCTTCCTCGCGATTATCAGTACGATGCTATTATACATGCAATAGAACATAAACGATGCTTGTTAATATCTCCAACTGGTTCTGGCAAGTCTTTTATAATATATCTTATTCTTCGCTGGTATATGAGTATTTCTACCGAGAAAATTTTAGTGGTTGTCCCAACAACAGGTCTTGTTGAGCAGATGTACAAAGACTTTGAAGACTATGGTTTTGACTGTGAGAATAATTGTCATAAGATCTATTCGGGCAAAGATAAAGAGACAGAGAAACAGATCGTAATCTCTACTTGGCAATCTATCAATAAACTTCCACCTGTATGGTTTGAAAAATTTGGATGCGTATTTGGCGACGAATGCCATGGTTTTAAAGCAAAATCACTTTCTTCTATAATGAACAAAGCTGTTAATGCAGAATATCGGTTTGGAACAACAGGGACACTCGATGGCACTCAGACAAACGAGATGGTCCTCGAAGGGCTTTTTGGACCAGTCGAAAGGGTAACAACCACTAAAGAATTGCAAGACGAAAAGACCCTCGCTCGATTGAATATCAATGTGTTGTTATTAGATTATGCAGAAGAAATACGAAAGACATTTGAGAGTAAGACCTATCAAGAAGAAATAGATTTTATTGTTTCTCATTCTGGACGTAATCGTCTAATCTCTAACCTCGCTTGTGACTTAGATGGAAATACTCTTGTACTTTTTAATCTTGTAGAGAAACATGGTAAGGTTCTACAAGAGCTAATTAAAAATAAGATAGATAAGAAAAGAAAGTTATTTTATGTTAGCGGAGAGACTAAAACTAGTGACCGAGAAACTATCAGAGGGATTGTCGAAAAGCAAGCAGATAGTATTGTGTTGGCTTCTCTTGGTACTTTCTCCACTGGCATTAATATTCGCAATATTCATAATATCATATTTGCGAGCCCTTCGAAGTCTCAAATCAGAGTACTTCAATCCATTGGGAGAGGACTTCGAATGAGTGATGATGGAAGAACAACAAAGCTTTATGATATCGCTGATGATCTTCATTATAAAACTCGCAAAAATTTTACCTTACAACACTCTGCTGAAAGAATAAAAATATATTCGAAAGAACAGTTTCCATACAAAATTTCAAAAATAGAAATGATATGAGAGAAAAAGATAATATTAAACAATTTAAAATGAACAACGGAAATGAAGTAATTTGTGAAATTATTGAATGGATGTCAGACGATTTTAAAGAAGTTGTTGTTAAGAATTGTATGGAAATAATTAAAATCCAAAATACGCATGAGACTTATTATGTTTTTAGACCCTGGATGCATTATATAGAATCAAACGATGATTTGATGGTGCTCAATTCTTCTCATGTAATAGCTACAGCTAATCCTAATCCTGGATTACTTATGCAATATTTTTGGGCAGTTAAAGACGCGCATCTAGCAGCTGAAGAAAGAGAACTCGCGTATCGCAGTGAA